TAGGGCAGGTAAAGGATCGTGTTCTACACTAAACGCTGCAAGTATAAACATGATAAATTGTTTTAATACGTACTCCCACAATATAGCTAGGGCACAACTCATTCCGATGAGGGGGCGCCACGACCGTTGCATCATACCACCAAAACCTGTAGCAGTAGACTTAGCGTCAGCTAAGTTAATATCCATTTGTTTGGAATTAATTTCGTTTTCTAATTGTTGAAGTTTTATTTTAATTTGACCTTTTTCTTCTTCTGAAGTGTGGACACTGTCAATAACTTTACCGACAGTGTCTACTAAAGATCCGCCTAATAATTTAGATAACATTGATTAGATATATTGAGCGATTACCCAACCGATTACTACACCGATTATGAGCCATTTTTTCTTTGGGTGTTGTTCCCAAAGGTCCTTAATCCATTTTTGCATTAGAATACTCCTTCGAATTTAAGTCCTTTTGATGCTATTCCATAGCCACGTTTACTTTTCTTATCCTCAGGGACAGAGCCAACTGGTACTATTTTTCCATAAGGAATATCCATACCTTGTGACTTAGGTCCTTTTTTAGGAGGAGTTGTTTTTGTTAATCGTTTAGTCATTAGTGTAATGTTAGACTATTTTCAGGATTTTTCAAATAACTAATTTGCTGTGAAATATAACTATCTGCAACAACTTCTCCATAAACATCAACCATAGCCTCTCGACTCATTGAAAGCATAACTTGCGCTAACTCTATTAGATCAATACCTTGTTCAGCTTGTTCTTGAACAAAATCTCTTGTGCTATCAATAATTTTTTGAACTCTTAGTTTTGTTGTTTCATCCATAACATCCATAACATACTTTGCTTTTAATTTACTTTCCACTTTTCTTTTCTACTTTCTTTATTGTACCTTTGTTTTTAGAAGCGTAAAACACTTGTTCTCCTTTTTTCTTTCCATATTCTTTCTTCATAGATTTTATAATTTTTTTACCTTTGTTTGTTAGTGGCATCTCTTCTTTCCTGATTTAATGTTTGCGTTGTCATCTTGTCGTACTGAACTTCAGCACGTTTATCTGCAATATCATAATCTTTTTGTATTCTTGCTTGATCAGTCGCTGTCTTCTGTTTAAGTTTTTCTGCATCTAATTGTAGCTTTGCTTGATCTACTTGCGCATCTATTTGATCTTTTTGTGCGTCTTGTTGTAGTTCTTGTTGCTTTAACTGTATGACAGGATCAGGCTTACCTTGACCACTTAACTGAGCTGACATTTGTTTTATTTCTGCCATAAATTGTGCTTCTAATTTAGCAATAACATTGTCTGTTTGATCTTCAGAAACTTGTTGTTGTTGTACTAGGAATGCTGTCTGTTCTTTTGCTTTTAAAGAAATATGTTCTAAGACGTGTTTCTGTAATTTCATTGCCATTGGAGGATTACCAAGAACCATTTGGTTTGTTCCAAAAATTAAATGATTTTGAATATGAGCATCATGATCTTGTCCCTCATAGGCTTTCAGTAAATTACCATCGAGTAAATCAGCGTGCTCCGTGGCTGGATCTTTAGGTTCATTAGGACTATCTTTTCTTAAAATTTGATCAATATCTTTGACACCTAAAGCTTCGTACATTCTTCTATAAGCTTCTTTGATATTATGGATATCAGGTGCACTTTGTGCTAGTTGTAATTCTGTTTGAGCTAGAGTTACTCTTTGAGTTGTAGAAAATATGTTTGGATCAGAGACTGGCAATACATCAACACGATCACTGAAGTCTTCAGCTTTTACAGTTCGATCTGCACCTTCTACAGAATAAGGATATGTTTCAGGTAAATAATCTGCAAAGACATCAAACAATAATTTGAATTCTCTTTTTTGAGAGTAATGACATCTTTTGTGAATACCTGACATTACTTTTGAGCCCCTCTCTAATAATGCCATTGTTGTACCAACTGGAGCGTTTTGATTTGCATCACCAACTTGCATGTCAGTAATGGCAGCAAATCTTTGCCCAGATTGAACAACAAATCCTAAAAGACTGTATAGAGTTTGAGAGGGTTCTTTGTAAGGTAGGGGTAAGAGAGCATTTCTTAAATCACCATTAGGTGCATCAATGTCTCTAAATTCTCCTGGCTGTATAGGTTGATCATCGTCTCTCATTCGAAGTCCACGTGACTTGAATCCTGCTGGTAAATTTGCCAAAGTACCTGCGTCTATTAATTGTCTTAAAATTTTTGTAGCTGTTCTTGATAAAGAACCAATTAAATGAATTAAACCAAAGCCATAGAAACCAAGCCCTGGTAAAAACTTGTAATGCACAAAATATCTTTTCTTTAATTTTTTATCATCACCCTTTTCATAGTTTCTTCTAATACCTACTACTTTACCTGAGTTGTCTTCAATAGTTACAATGTATGGTATTTTAATTCCTGTAGGCTCATCATCCATGCCTTTGTCTTCAAAACCTTCTAGATCTAAAGACACGTGAAACTCATATAGTCGAATAGATTTATCGATATAAGAAGGACGAAGACCTTCCATCTCATCATATTTTTTTTGCACTTTAGAAGGATCTGAGTCTGAAGGCATTATTTCAATATCTTTATAAAACCCTGAAACTTGTTTTTTTCTAAAATCATTGTAACTCATGTTAATGATTTGAGTAATTCTTTCACAAGAATCTAAATCACTAGCCATATAATTTACAACCAAATCTTCTGCTGGAACAAACTTTGAAACAGCTCTATCCATTAACTCATCGTAATAAACTTTTTTAAATGTCGAACCTGCAAGAGGTAAATAAAATAACATCTGATCATACTCAGGAGTATAGTCTTCCATTTTATTCATTAACTGAAAATTCATAAACTCTTGAACACGTTGTGACTGAGAATATTTTTCAGGAGTCTCTTCTCCCATAACTGCTGTTCGAACAGGACCATTCGCTGGTAATAACTCTTTGAATGCTGATGCTTGGAACTGTGTAGCACTTTCAGCCAATAAAGGATGAGTCACACCACTTGCTCCTGCAAAGGGTTTGGTTCTCTCTTCGTATTTTAATCCTAATAGATCTAATCCTTTAATGTAAGATTCTTCCCAATCTTTTCTAGCTGAGCGATCGTTTTCTAATTCACTCAACAATTCATCGGACAACTGATCTAAATCTCTGTCGTCCATCACTTCAGCTAAGTTCGAATAAAATTCTACTTCTTCAGGAATCTCGGACATTGGATCGAAGTCAAGAGTTGCTCCTCCATCTTCATCTATTTCAATTTCCATTCCCTCAGGAGTGGGAATTGATTGTCCATCAATCTGTACTTCTGTATCTGATTTAATAATCTCTAGTTCAGGAGCTCCTGTTTGATAGAGTCCTTTATCAATATTATCTGCCATAATTTAATTTATATCACCTAATCGACCATTTACAACATGTCTATTTTTGGTATCGATATAGGTCCTCCTTTTTTCTTTTTGCTTATTTTAGGTGTCACAAATCTAGGAGTTTCCACATTAGAAAAGTCACTGTTAAGATCCACCATATTATCTAAAAATTTTGTAATTGTATCTGCGCTGTCAGATACAACATATCCTCCAAAGTTTCCTGAATCCCAATACTGAACTACATTATTAAAGTTATTCATTAGTATCTTTTCAAAAGATTCAGAAGTCACCTGTCTCTCATTCATACCTGTTAAAACAATCTCTTCTTTTTCAGTCATTTGTTCAGGATCATAATACTGAGACTTAAATTCATTCTTCTTTGCCTCATTGGCATTCCACACAGGATCTTGTTTCGATGTAAAAAATTTTTCTTCAAAGACAGCAAAGCCAGTATCTGTTAGTTTGTCAGCAATCAATTTAATTTTAGAAACTCTCTCGTTATCAATAAATTGAAATACCATTTTCTCCGAAAAAGCATCAACAGAGTTATCTGGAATATCTTTAGGATCAAAATAATCTACATCAATTCCTTTTTCTGTAAAAGCGTATTTACCGAACTCTTCAGGATTAGTTGTAAACGCTTCAAGAATAAATTCTGTGTTGGGTAATTTTTGTTGTAAAAAAGATTCTTCAGCCTTGGGATTAGGATCTAAAACGATACCTTCAATACTAGGATTAAGCTCTGCTATTGTATTAACAAAACCACCTTCGGTTCCTCCAATATCAATAATAGTTCCTCCTTTAGGAAGAGTCTTAGATATTGCCTCAGCAGTTGCTATTTGAGCCTCCTTAAAAACTGGTATGCTCGTGTAAATGTGATTTTCAAAATTACCTATTCTCTTTTCATCAAATATTTCTGTTGCCTCTAAAGCATCAGAAGTATCCAACAACTGTTTATAATTTTCTTTAGGAACATATAATTCCCCACCTAAAATATCTGAAAAAAAAGTAACACCTTGTTCTTGAGAAGCTTTTACTAAAGGTAGGTTGCCACTAATCGTTGTTTCTCTTCTTTGGTCAGGCTGTTGTATGTCTGATCCACGGTCCGTGGTTTGCGATTCGAGGTTGGACGAGACTGTTTCTTTTGTCTCTTCGCTTTGGCTAGTTGTAATAGGCTTTGTTTCATCTTCTTCCTTTCTATCAATATTTATAAGGTTCAGCAAGTCTAATGGATCAGGTTCAGGAGGAGTCGGAGTTTTGTCGTCATCCTTTTTCGGTGGAACTTGATTAGACTTCTCTAAATCTTTTAATGCTGTCACCGAAGGTGACGCCGCTAAATTTGTGATAAGATTGTATACATCATCTAAAGATATATTACCGAGAGCTAATTCTTTTTGAATCTGACTGGCTTGTTGCGATCCCACAGCACCCACGAGCAACGATCCGAGGACCGTGGGACTTGCTCTCATTAGTAACTGTTGTATCATTAATCTCCTTCCACGATCAATGGGCCTCGAGTCATGGCTTCTTTATCATCGTCAATAATTAATTTGGTATCATGAGTTATACCATTCTTGTCGTAATTCTCTAAGACTTTAATAAGTTCATCCTTATTCATATTTTCTAAAGGCGTGTCCGTTTGAACTTTGTTATCGTAATAACCAGCAACCTTACCTCTGTTGACTTCAGCAGCCACGGCCGCCGAATAGTGTTTATGTTCTCGCGCTTCTTCTCTGATTTGTTTTAAAGAGGCCAAATGAGACGCTGTCGATACCCCATACATTTGATGAAGATCTTGTTTCATCTCATTAATGGCCTCCACTACGAAAGGATTATGATTAGGGTTTAATAGATCAGTGGCTGTTTGTCTAGCTCTATTCTGAGAATAGCCAGCTCTGCGCGCCGCTTCGGCAGCGGAACATTCTCCGAGTAAAACTTTGTGTACGTATTCATAAACAAAAATCATCTGTTTCGGTGTTAGTTTCTGTTTCAATCTCCTATCTTCAGGATTAATTAATTTTTTAATAGTACTCATATTTACGTTTACTCCTTGGTTCCATGTCATCTTCATCATCATACAAAGAGACAAAGCTACCTTGTCTATATCTTAACAAGGCTAATGTTGTTGCGTCAACTAAATCATCATGCTCTCCATAAGGAAATGAGGCTATCTCTTCTTGAACATCTTCAGCCCATTCTGTGTCAGGTCGCCAAACGTGACCAGCTTCAAAAATAGGAGAAACAGAATTTAATCGTACGTGTTTGTCTTGACCTCTGTTGGGAGAGAAAGCTGTCGCGTATACTCCGAATCGCCGAAGCTCCTGTATCAAGGGTGTCCCTGATGCCTTAGCTTCAATGATGACACTATCAGGTTGATAGAGTTGAAGTTCTTCTTTTGCTACTTGTTTTAACTCAGGAAAGTCCCAACGTCCTTTTCTTGCATTCAATAAGATCAAATGTGTTTCAGGTCCTTCATCAGGATGAAAGACACCCCAAGTTGTAATAGCTGAATAGTCAGCAGACTCCTTTTTGGAAAATGCAGTATCATAACTTTGAATTTTATAAGAACAAAGGGGTGGGTCTTCCTTCTCCCAAATGTTCCACCATTCGCGTTTCACGATACTCGTGCCATCGTGTGTTGGATTTTGTTGCCACTGAGCGCTCCACTTGGTAGGAACAAGAGAAGCTTTCACTTTATCTAGTTCATTAAGCTTCCAATACTGAGGCCAAATAGGTGTACGCTTTTCTTCGTCATCGTCATCTAAAATTGCCGGGAATTCTATGATGTCCCATTTGTCAGCTTTGAGATCACCCATCTTTTTAATCAATTGACCAGTCAGATCCTTGTCAGACCATCGAGTCATAACGATTACAATACTTCCCCCTGGTTGCATACGCTGTCGAGGACCAGATGTATACCACTCATAGGCGTTATCCATCGCATTTTCAGACAAAGCATCTTGTTCACTATGTGGATCATCAATAATTAGTAGGTCAGCACCACGACCTGTGATGGCACCACCCACACCTGCCGCGTAATACTCGCCTCCTAGGTTAGTTTCCCATCTTCCCGCCGCTTGGTTATCAGTTCTAAGGTTAACATTAGGAAATATTCCTTTGTATTCTTTGGTATTCATCAAGTTTCTTACTTTACGACCAAATCTTATCGCTAATTCACCAGTGTGAGTCGCTTGAATGATCTTGAGTCTCGGATTTTGCCCCATCATCCATGCCGGGAATAAAAATGAGGCGAACTCACTTTTTGTATGACGTGGGGGCATGTTGACAATTAGCCTTTGGTTCTTTCCTGTCAGAAATTTTTGAAATTGTTGCGCGATTTTGATGTGATGATTGCCTTCAACGAACTCAGGCCACACTGCTTTGACAAATCTCATGAAGTTTCCACGTGCATGTTCTTGTTCAATACGCTTTCTAAGCAATACCATCGCCTTTAATTGGTTAGCATCTAAGTTTTTATAGTCTATGTGCATATTTCACCCCTATAGTGTGTGTATGTTGCCAGGACAAGGCCAGCGTCATGCGGACCGGGGCCAAATTTTTGGGGGTCGGTGCTCGATCTCCGCGAACCTCGGACCGTTGGCCCTAAGTACCTAGGCCCTATTGTTGCATAATCTATATTATAAGCCACCAAAACGCTATATTTATCAACGTTTTTCGCGTCTCGCGTATTATATGATCTATATCTAGTGGTATTCATGCAAAATTTCGCTGATCGTGGACCATGGTTGCCCCACTTGGACCGTGCAAAGTGGTGGAAACTCGCCATTTTCTGCAAGAAAGTCGATATCCGTGGACCTATACAGAAAAAACGCTCTCTCTTTGAGGGAGCGTTGCAAGATGAACAGTCCGTTCATAATCTGTTTGTATTTATGATGAAAAGCTTTTTGATGTGGTCTCAGGCTCTGTAACAATCTAGAACGCTCACAGACCTTACATTCGATAAACAAAACACGTTTCTTTTTATTGAACAATATCAAATCAGGAAAACCGTTTATTGTAGTTGTTTCAATCCTAATTGGATTAAATTCAGGTAGTTTATCCTTCACCATTTTATATAAGTTTTTTTCTGCACTCATTTAAAAATACACCGTTACACAATAGAGAAAATTTAACGATTTACAATTATGGTACTAGAGATTTTCTGACAACTTCTTTTTAAATAATCAATTTGGAAAAAGTGTCTAATTACCTAGAGGGTATAAAAAAGCTTTATTTTTCAATAAACAAGCGGACACTATGCACACTTCTAAAAAGTAGTAGTGTGATAGGTAAAACCCACCTGATTAAAGCTAAAACACATAAGCGGACACTATCACACTTGTTTTAAAATATTTTTTTATTTTTTTTTTATTTTTTCAAAAAACCTCTAGTACTGTCCGCGTCCCACGATCCACGCCTCACGACCCTCAAACCCTGAAACGTTCATACTTTGTTCACTTTAGCACTACATTCGGTATATCGAACAACATTCGCCAAAAAGAAAACACCCTTTAAACCTCTTTTAAGAGCCATATAGCATATAATAAATTATCTAATAAAAACATACACGGACCTTTTTAAAACGCTCTTAAAACGCAAAAAAATGCCTGTGGATAACTTCACTTAGATGCGACAAAAGTGACCATTTTTTTCTTAATTATTTATCTTTTTTTATCTAAGAATGTTTGACTTTATCATAAATATCTTTAAGGTCTTACTTAGATGACAACAAACCATACTTTAGAAACTGCACTAGAAAACAATAAGCCAAGCGCGTCTTTTGACGGTAGGTCTAATGCCCACGATATTCTAGTCTTCAGGTCTAAGGTGCTAAAACACTCAAAGAATTAAGTTTCTTGGGTCTTCGGACTCGGTGGGTTGCTAAGGTTGGGCCCTACATATTTGCCCCTTAGTGCGTAGATAACTCGAACCAATCAGGGTAAGCTTCCAAACCTTATCTTGAGACGCTGAGAGCAAGTCTTCAGAGCAATGAGCTCAATCGGTGACACCGATAAGGAAACAGTCAAACAGAATTCAAATTATGTATTTTTGATAGGGCTACTAAGTTAGCCTTATCATGAATGCATAAAGCATTCAGAAAGAGAGCAATCATGACTAAAAAAGAACTATTAGACTTAAACGTAAAAACAACATCATTTTATTATAATCTTAGCCAAGAAGACAAAAAAAGATTTAAAGATGATTTTCTCGGTATCGATAAGATATTCGAACGCATTTACAATCAGTTGGACGATGATGAAAATCAACCGACCCCAAAATATTCGAACGCATTTACAGTTAGTAATGTTGATTGGGCTGAGCAAGAAGACGTATAAATACTTTTGAATACTCGCTTTGAGTATTCATGAATATTTATTTATTCAGAAAGAGAGCAAACAATGAAAAAACTAGAAATATCTCTACCAAGAAATGAGAGAGATCAGGAATTAGTTGACGACCTTACAGAAGCAACAAACTTGTTTCTTAGTGAGTTAGTATCTAAAAGACTTCAAAACACTTTGAAGATCAAAATTCACGTAAGAAAGACCACAGTCAAAAAAAAGTGGGGAGATAATTGCCAAGGTGTTCACTTAGCCAACGCAAAAGGTTCTAGCCCTGAAAAAAATCACAAGATCATAATTGATCATACTGCTGATATTTTCAAAACTTTGGCACACGAATTAGTGCACGTTAAACAAATTGCTACAAAGCAATATCAACAACGTTGGTGGAAATCTGATAACGAACTTCACACACGTTGGGAAGGTAAGGAACTAGGTCCAAAGAGAAGAATTCCTTATAAACAAAGACCTTGGGAAATCGAAGCTTTTGACTTACAACATAAATTGCACAGTAAGTGGAAAGACATTCTTATCAACAGAATTTATCTTATTTCTAAAAAACAAGCTAAACAATCAGCATAAATACTTTTGATTACTCGCTTTGAGTAATCATGAATATTTATGAATATTCAGAAAGAGAGCAAACAATGAATAAAATAGACGATTTAAACCTACAAGATGTAAACAACCATACTGTGTTCACTACATCATCTACAATTGCATTTGAAGACCAATATGACGGTTTTTCATTTTATGTAATGTTGGACGGTGATGTCGTGGTTGATTACTCTGACATTTATGAATTGCCAAAATGGTGTCGTGAGTATTTAGAAAAAAAAGGTTTTAAAATAGATATTTAAATAAATACTTTTGATTACTCGTTATTGGGTAATCATGAATATTTATATATTCAGTAACAACAAACAAAAGGAGACAAAAAAATGACTACATCATATTTAAACACGACTAAGAGCCTAAGAAAAGAATTCGCATGGGGCTTCAACACTTATTACTCTTATGCAACTCCAGTTGCATTCGAAAGATATGGGAAACTTTTCGTGAGCGAAAACGTTTGGTCCGTAACGACTGCCAAACACTTAACACAAATTGACGGAGGCGCTAAAAAATCAAGAATTCCTCATGATGAATTTGTAAAATTATACAACGAAGCGAGACAGGTGCTTTAATGTATAGAAAACCAAAAGCAGAAATTATAGTAGATCGGTTTATTATCGGTCTACTTGTGTTCAAAGCAATTTGGGTTGCTTATTTAATATTAATCGGAGGCTAATAAAATGAGAGTATTATCAAGTAAACACCCTGTAACTAAAAAAACTTGGGCAATCATTAGATTGTTAAGAGAGGGTTATGATTATGTCAGCGTACACGATCATAAAGTATATCTACAAAAAGACGTTAATGGCGTTGAGCATTTAGTGACTCAACACAAAGAAGGAAAGATTGAGTCAATAGAAAGATTGGAGGACTAATGAAAGAAACAGAAAAAAAATATCTTTTGGCAATAGTTAAAAGCATCCAGACAATTCAAGATTGTCTTTTTGAGGTTGCTAGACGACTAGAAGAACTAGAAAAAGATAAACAAGTAAAACACTAACCACGAAACACGGTCCACGATAAACGGTCCGTGTCTAGGCTCACGAGTTGAAAGAGCCTACTGACGAGTAACTCAAAACGGTGTGAGGACACCACCCTTAGAAAGAAAACGGTTTGATCTTTGGATCGCAGTATCCTTTTTAATACTGAGTCAAACAATGTCTTTCAGTGTCCAACGTTTAACAAAGGAGAGCAAAATGGAAATTAGAATTATCGACAAAAACCAAAAGTTGTTACCTAATAAATTAGGTACACATTTTGGAAGCGTGATTAATTGGTCACGTTCTCGCTCATGGTTTAAGCTTGACGCTTTAACCATTGGTAACGGTGCTACGGTCTATTATTGGTCCGATCGCCATAGTGGTACGTTAGTTGACGTTATCACTAAAAAAAACGGTAGACGCTTTATTGTGGTTCAAATGGACTATGCTAAGCGTACCGATAGTAATGGCTTTTCAGAAAGTCAGACCTATGAATTTACGCCTAACCCTGAGGGGCGTAAACATTACGCTGAGGTTATCGACATCGAAACCTCAGAGGGTGAAAGAGGGTTTATTCTCGAACCTAGAGAATTTAACCCTAAGACGAACCGTTTTAGAAAAGACGGTAATCGTATCACCTTGGGACATCGGTCCGAGTATTGGGACCCTTCGTTCTAATATACATTTTCTAAGACTCCGATTTGGGGTCTTAGACAATGTATAAACTAAGCACGATTGAGATTGAATTTGATCCCTCAATCAATAGACGTGTCTATGGTCCCTTTCATTGTAGTGGATTGGTTTCAGGGGTGGCCCCTAGTTTTTCACAACCACTTTAAAAAAAGCAAACTTAAACTGCAAGGCACGTGGGACTGTCTAAAGTGAACCAAAAGGATTTCCTAAGTTACAAGGATCATCACCTTGGCTTTCGTTATCAATCTTCACAAGTCCCACTGACCAAAACTTTTTAAAATAAAAGGAGAGCAAATGACTAAACAAGACATACATGAACTCGTGTGGAATTATCTTTTTGATAAAGCATACGATGAAGACAAGCTATTTGAAGAGATTGAGTATCTTCTCAAATCTTTTGATCAATGGTGTGGTTATACTTCTCAAGAAATTTGGGAATATTGGAATGATAATAAAAAAAGATATGAATTCGGAGACGAGTTTATTTCTTTTTTGATCAATCACATTACGCTTGATAATAAAACTTATGATGTTGACGGTATCAAAATTACACCGACACTCAAAAAACAATTATTTGTTTTTAAAAATAAACTAGAAGAAAAGGAGAGCAAATGACTAAAGAAAAACAAGACCTACTTGTTAAACGCAATTCGGTCGACTCAAAAAGATTTCACCCTTACTGTGCTAGGGCTGAAACTTTTGCTTTATTAACAAGAAAACTAACCTTAAATGAAGATGAATTAAATTGGATTGGACTTTTAGGTTATAATATTATAATACTAGATAAGGAGGAACAAGAATGACATCAGGCGTACAAGAAAAAAGAAGAATGATTGTAGGTCGCAATCTTAAATACAAGACCAACGATCCACGAGTCACGCTCCAAAGACTACGAGAGCAACAAGGCTATTTACTTTTAGATTTCACTCACTCAAAGTATTTGGGTAAAGAAACGCTAAGAGTGAAGATAGACGGAATGGATAGACGTTTTTATGAGCGATATCTATCAGAAAGGAAACTTAATCAGAAAGGGAGGAATAACAATGAGTAATGAATTTGAAGTAAATAATTTTTATAACTACACTATCGATGAGTTAAATGAATTAAAAGAGCAATTTGATTATCTTTTACATTCTGCAATAGAGTACAAGAGAGCGATTAGAGGAATAAAAACCGCTAAATCTTTAAAAGATTGGAAACAAAAGTATTTACCAATCGAAGATAGCCATGCCTTTGAACAAGCAAAAGAACATTTTAAGAAAGGAGAATAAAATGGCGATAGTGTGGTTTAAGAAAAGTAAAACAGACTTAGCTATTGAGCGTCACAATTTAAAAAATATTTTAGTTAAGTTGAAAGCTCAAGACGATACAGTCAAATGGCTACAAAAGAAGATCGAATATCTACAAAAAAATAATTCTGAAAATATAATTGAAGAAATTCAAAAATGGATTATTGAAGGGGTTGAGATCAGAGCAGAGAAAAGAAAATCTGTTAATAAGCAATTGGATAATTTACCAACAGTAAATCCAAGAAGGGAGCGAGAATGAACAAGAAACCAACCTTAGACGATTTATTAGGCTCAGATTTATCTTTAGATGATATTGATGATATCTTAGAAGAATTGGAGGACTAATGACGTGGACTATACATCAAGGTTATTTGGGAGACCCTAAAGGTCTTCCAATAGCAGATACGTTGATCTTTGTTAAACATAAAGAGAGAAGCTATGAGGCAATCGCTTTATATACAGGAGAACATCGTAATTACTACAAGAAGGACAAAGATAAACTTTTCGATTATTTATCGAGTCCAAAATCTTGGAGTAAAGAACAAGTTGAAAATTTTCTAAGTCCTGACGATAATTTTATGGACAAAATTTTCAATAAAAGCACGAGAACTTTAGAAATCAAAAAGTTTCTAGAGTCACAATTAGAAAAGGAGAAAGAATGATCATAGACGTAAGATCAAAGGATTGTGTTTATATCACAATCAATGGAGTTGTTTATTATATTGATGACTCAACAGGAGAACAGGTAATAGATAAATGGAAGGAGACTAAATAATGGCTATTGTATTTGGAGGCGTTCGCTATGACGAAAAATCTACAGGGGTGGCTCGGTTGAAGCGAAAAGCTAAAAAGAAAAAAAATAAAAAGAAAGGAAGAAGAAAATGAACGATCAATTAAAGACAGTGAGCATGGTATCAGCTTTGTTTGGTATTATGTCTGGAGACGATAAAGAAGGTAAGGTAAAACATCAAAAAAGATTTTTTGAAACAATCAATGGGATAAGTTTTCCTGACGATTGGGATAGTTTACCTTTAGAAGAAAAAGAACGTAGGTTAGACGAGGTGCAAAAGTTAGCGCTAGAAAAGGAGAAAGAATGAAATATAAGTTTGATCATATAATCGATATACTTCTTTATAGAGACGGTTGGTTAAGAGTGCCATGGTGGGTACCACAAGACCAAGAAAGAAAACAAGAAAGGAATAATAACTATGAAACAAGAACACGCGTTCAACAATACAATCAATCACGGTCATATCGAAGGACCGTTTGATTTTCATTTGATTCAAATCAATAAACAAGAGGTTTACGTTTATGATCACGGAAATTATTTGTTTAAAACAAAAATTCCTCGTGTTGATCCTGAGTATATTGATAACGCACAAGAACTAAAAGTAGCACGAATAAAAGAAATTATTCGTATTGCAAAAAACAAAGTTGGTAATGTCAATTTATATTAAAGGCTTTGTTGAAATTCCGTTGAGCCAATACTCTAATGAAGAACTATTGGCTCGACTCAACAAAATAAAAAACATAATTAATAATTCTGCTCACTGTGATTTAGATGTAGAATTAAAATATGTTATTGAAAAAGAACTACAAAACAGAGAAGGAGAGATAAAATATGATTGATGAAGAACAATATTGGAGGAATCGTCATTCAAAAAGAAAGCTTGATATTTTATCATTACTAGAAAAATATATCAAAGTGAGAAATCAATCTAAAATTGATATAGTAAACAAGAAGTTTGATTATGAAATAGAGAAACTTCGAAACGAATTAACTAACATCAATAAGTTACTTGATGTCATCTAATTCATAATGAGGGGGAAAGACCCCCTCATTAAATCTATTTTACTATCTGTTTAAATATTATATAAATAAATAATTCATTTTATGAAAGGATGAACAATGTCTAAAAAAGAAGAACAAAAATGGGTGTCTCAAATAATTTCTAAAGACACACAAAAGTTATTAGAAAGAATTTGTAAAGATACAATGAGAACAAAACCGACTCAATTACATATAATTGTTAAAGAATATTACGAAAAATTAGAAAAAGTTTAGTATAATTTATTGATAAATTATGATATTTTTTAAGAATGTTGGAGATATTAAAAGATAATCCACACTTCTTTCAGAAGACTGTCTATAAAGTCGAATACGTTGACGTACCTGACGAAGAGGAAAATATTGTTCAAAAAGTATTAGTTGAATTTACGGACGGTTCAGAGAAGCTTTATGATTTTAGTTTTTGGAAAAAATTAGTTGAAAAAGGTAAAGAAATTTTAGAGAGAAGAAGAACTTAAATAGTTCTTGCTCTCTCTTCTGTTTGACTGTCTTCTGGTTTATATTCCTTATATGCAGTCATTTGAGCTATTACGTCCTGTAAGTAGGCTATAACTAGCTTGTTTTCTTGTTCTTCGGTCATTAAATCTCCTTTTTTTTAGCGTGAAAGATCATCATATCAAACTTGGTGTATAAAAAGCCACACATTTATTTTTGATTTTATCAAATAAATGATTTGACTTTTATGATAGCATTGTTCCATGCTTAAATTTTTCTTGATTGGTTGGGCCTGTGTCTACTCTAGCACTGAAACAAGTTGTGTTAGAATGGGCTCTGAGGTTATTCATCTTTCTTTAGAAAGTTGTCAACAACATTATAATCTTGTTTTGGAAGAGTTATCAAAAGTCGAAGACGTAGAAATGAAATTAACTTGTGTTAGCTCAGGTGTTTTAGAAGACTATCTTTTAAAGTTTTAACCACTTTGATAATTTAGAACGAGTTGGATGAATTTTAAATTTATCACGGTCCACGATCATCAACACAACATCATATTTTTTTTGATCACTTGAGGGAGTTCTATAAATTCGGTCCCCCTCTTCTCTATAGTTTGTTTTTTTAGTTCTTCTAGAAATTGTTTTTACATCAATGCGAAAAGTTTCATTCTCAGGAGAAATAGCTATAATGTCAATTAAACCATGTTGGGCTACGTTTTTAAAAACTAAAAATCCTAACTGTAAAAGTTTATTAATTGCTGAGTATTCGGAGACGGTTCCTGATATATGTTTTTTATTTAAAAACTCTTTCACAGTAAATCTATTTTTTTAATCCAAGGCTTTGGAATAACTTGAACACGACCACAGTCAGAGTCTCCTTTACGACCCTTGTCAGCACAAATGATAACATATTCTTTTGTGTCTTTAACCATGTAGCCCATACTAAAAACCGTGGGAGGTGTGATTTTTTCAGCGTCTTCTAGATCATGCCAACCACTTTCCATTTCATACGCGTCTATCCACTCTATTTCAACTTTATCCTCTAAAGATTTTTTCATGTTTAGAATATTATTTCTAAACGAGAAATACTTCAATTATTTAAAATGATCTTCAGGGACTACTTTATGGTATTTTTTAGCTTTTGATTGATCTTCACTATTATAGGCGATGCCATAAGCCTCTCGTCCTTCCATAACAGAATAAGTAGAAACCCTATCTTTTAGACCTTTACTCACTGCCTCAGAAACTGATTTCATATACATATCATCAAAAAGCATAATTCCGTCTTTTTTAAGTTTAGGCCACCAATTCTCAATATCCTCTAAAACAGCATCATATTCATGTGCTCCGTCTATAATGATTACATCAAAATATTTGTCTTCAAATCTATTAATAACTTCTAAATTATCAGAACGACTTTCGATGAGCTCCAATATATCTGAGTCAATAAACTGCTTTAAATTAGCCTCTGTGTATTCTTTAAATGTTCCGTTCTTACCTATAGCAGAACGAATAAAACTATGCTCTGAGGATCCTCTAAACGTGTCTAAAGCGTATACTTTGAGGTCAGTTCTCCATGTGTTTACAATATTTGTGCACATATAATTAGTTGATCTTCCGTAAAAACAGCCAATCTCTAAAATTTTTCCATTAGTAGGGCAATAATCGACAGCTTTGTCATATTCTTCATGGCCATTAAACCACCCAGGAATTTCATGATATTTCATTTTTATTCTCCTTTGAATTTGTAAAATAATTTTTAGTCAAAATTTTATCAGCCTTTAATCTATTTATTTTTCTTTGTTTTTGTTCTAATTCATATCGAACAGATACTCTTTTATCTGTGTACTCATAAACAGGTTTATACTTCATTTTATTTCGTTTACTATTTCTTCAGCTAAAACAAGTGCAGTTTCGTGAACAGCATTCGCCATTGACCATTTTTCATATTTATCTAAGTTTTCTTGCATCTTAATTAATTCATTAAAGCATTCACATGCTTCTTTTAGTTTTTTATGACTTATCGTTTTACCGTCAGGTAAAATTATGTCTCTTATCATATTAACCACTCCTTAAATTCTTCACCCATTATTTCAGAGGCAATATTAATTTTAGAACGAAGACTTTTAATAATATTTTCGTCTACCGTTCCCTCACAGATAAGATCAACATATGTTACTTTCTTCTCTGTACCAATCCTATGGTTTCTAGCTTCAGCTTGTTCTCGTATTTCAAGATCATAGTCGTTAGAATAAAATATCATAGTATTGGCTATATTTAAAGTTAGTCCATAACCACCTGTTCGTGGGTGTCCAACCAAAAATCTCATGTGATGATCAGGGTCCTTAAACTTGTTCAAAATTTTAGGTCTTTCTGTTGAAGGCGTTTGACCATAAAAACCTTCTGCTGATCCTTTTCCATATTTTTTATCAAGAGCATTAATAACAGTTTTAATGTTATGTCTATAAGAACACCAAATAATTATTTTTCCACCACTTTCTTCAACTGTATCAATCAACTCTTTGACTCTATTTTCTGAAAAGTCAATTAAGTTTCCTTCGTCTGTTGTCATATAACCACAGGCTATTTGATGAAGTCTTTTCAATTGAGCGATCAACGTAGCTGTTGTCAATTGCTCTCCCTCTATTTCAGCTAAAGCTAATTTTTTCATCATCACATAAGCTTTCAATTGATTATCGGTCATCGGTACACGTCTCTTTAAATAAATTTTATCAGGCAAATCCAACGCTTCGTCTTTCGTGACTCGATAAGAAAAATTTCTAATTTTCTCTGTCAGTTCATCTAAGCGTTTATATCCAGTTACTTTATTAAAACTTCTTCCACCAAAACTCATTTTCATTTGATCGCAATACCTAGCTTTAAAAGTATAAATAGAACTAAAACCTAAAAGATCCTCGTTTAAAAAAGCACACTGAGAATATAAATCTTCAGGAGATTTAGTAATCGGAGATCCTGTTAAGATAACTCTATACTTCGCATATGTTCCAATTTTAATACATCTCTTTGTTCTTTTAGCTGAACCGTTTTTAATGATAGTAGATTCATCAACACACATTAAAGTTTTATCAGTGTAAGTAAATTTTTCAGCGATAGAACTTCCATTCTTTGTAATGATAGAGTCTATATTCATAATTAAAATTTTTAATTTATTATCGGTAGCAAATAATTTTGATTTAATTTCAGTTTGTTCTTTTTTTGTTTTCGCGCCTTCCCAAACATGAACATCGTATTCAATATGATCAGCTAAATGTTTTGCTAATTCTTCTTTCCAATTATATTTAATTCCATTAGGACAAATGACTAAAAGATTATTTATTTTTCCGTTATCAAATAATATAGAAACACCGTCTATTAAAACTTTTGTTTTTCCACAACCCATTTCCATAAACAAAGCATACTCAGGCGTGTCTTTGTCAAAAGAATTCATCATTCCAGCAAGACCAACCAATTGATGTTCCATAGGTTTTGTTTTAAACTTGTATTTTTCTACTAACATATATAATATTTTATTCTATATAAGAGAATATAATAAAATGACACAAAAAAGTAAAGTATATATTGTTCAAAACGTAATGAGAAAATATCCTGACGGAACTTTGAGATCGTTAGACTACACTCAAGCTGAAAGATTTGGAGAAGTTATTATTTTGTTTGACGGAAATAAACAGGTCGTAATGTCTCCACAACCTACCATTCGAAAACTCAGAACTCTTCTAAAAGACTTTGAAGACAACGATTATTTACTTTTAGTTGGAGATCCAGCATTGATAGGGTTGACTTGCTCGGTAGTAAGTAATATATCTAATGGTAGATATAATATGTTAAAATACGATAGAATAGAAAAAGATTATTTTCCTATTCGAGTTGACATTTATAATTAGAATAAAAAGGAGTAATACATGGCTATTAATTTAAGACGTGAGGAAAAAGATTTTCAAGTAACGGAAGTTGATCCTATATCTAAAAGTTCTCAAGATTATTTGAAAGCTGAAAAAGAAGTAGAAGATTTAGAGGCTCTTATAAAAGTAAAAAAAGAAGTTCTTCGAAAAGCAAATGAAAGTTTAGTTCAATTGTTTGAAGAGCGTGGAGTCACTTCTATAAAAATGAAAGACGGTTCTAATGTAGAAATAAAACCGTTTTATACAGGAACTATTTCAAAGGAAAAACAAGAAGAAGCTTTTGAATGGTTGCGTGACAATGGATATGAAGACTTGATAAAAAATCAAGTCATAGTAAAATTTGGTAGAGCTGAAGATGATAAAGCAAAAAATCTTTTTTCTGATTTAGCTAACCAAGGGTTAGACACTGACAGAAATGTTAAAGTCGAACCGTCTACTCTCAGAGGTTTCATTCGTGAAATGGTCGAGGGTGGAAAAGAACTTCCTATGGATACTTTTGGAGTATTTGTAGGACATAAAGTCAATATCAAGAAAGGTAAATAAATGACAGAGACAGTAAAAAAGCAAGTAGCGAAACAAGAAAAGGGAACAGACGTAGCGACACTAAGTGGTCTATTAAAGGCGGGTCCCTCACTCTCAAAGAGAGATGCTGAAGACTATCAAATTCCTTATTTTAATATTTTAAGTAAGGGTGCTCCTCAGCTAGAAGAAGATGACGGTAAGTATATTCAAGGCGCAAAGTTAGGACAGATTTTCAATACTGTTACTAACAGAGTTTATGACTCCATAACCGTTTTACCAGTCTACTATCGCAGAAGATTTGTAGAATGGGCAGAGCGTGGAGAAGGATCAGGAGCTCCAGTTAACATATATACTCCAGAGCAATTTCAAAAATTCCAAATGGAAGGTAAGGTTGTTCGAGGTGATGATAACAAAGAACGCTTTGTAGGAAAATCCGATACCTACATCGAAAATACTGCTGAACATTATGTGATCGTACTTGAAGAAGGTGGTTCTTGGAGTAAAGCGATCATTAAAATGAAATCAACACAATTAAAAAAATCAAGGACATGGAATTCATTAATGTCCAATCAGAGACGTGTTGAAGGTGATGAAATTTATCAACCAAAAGACTTTGCTCGTGCATACACATTATCCACGGTCAAAGAAAAGAACTCAAAGGGTTCTTGGCATGGTTGGGTCATCATTGAAAATAAATGGATTGATGAATTAGGGCTGAAGAGTGTTCAGACAATAATTGAAGATGCGACACAATTCGAAAAATCAATTCATAGTGGTGATATTGAAATCACTCCGACACAGGATGATGCTAAAAGTTCCCCTCAAGGGGATGCCTCGCAGAATGGTGACGACATACCGTTCTGATTAATAGCCCGCGTAAAGTTAAGAGTGGTCTTATCCTCCTATTCCCACTCTTAATAGGTTGGGGTGTGGTTTTTTCGAGCCTCCTTTCGGACCATGCCCCAACTTAATTAAAGGAGAGGCTATTAATTTGAGAGGTTAATATGGAATTAGAATTAATTAAGAAGTTTAAAGAGGTCTTTACAGGTCTTGAGAGGGCTCATGGTGTCTTTTATAAAAAGAACGAGCCACAAGAAGGGTTAAAGGTAGAGGCTAAAATGACCACGGTCCACGAGCCACCGACCTTGGAAAAATTTGAACAACACCTAAAAGGAGAATATCCTGCCATGGGTATTGTTCCTATTAATGACGAAGACAAATGTAAGTTTGGCGTTATTGATATCGATGTTTATCCTCTTGATCACAAAGCTTTACTAAAAATAGTAAAACAAAAAAAGTTTCCTTTAATCATGTGTCTATCAAAAAGTGGTGGAGCACATTTATATTTATTCACAAAAACGTATGTCACAGCAAAAGATATACAAACCAAGTTAAGTGAAATGGCAACAGCTTTGGGTTATCCAAAAGCTGAAGTCTTTCCAAAACAAATTGAACTGTATCAAAGAGAGGGAGAAGAAAAAAGAGATACAGGCAGTTGGATTAATTTGCCTTACCATGGAAGAAGTCGATATGGATTAGATCAAAATGGTAACGCGTTAAGTTTAGAAGAATTTCTTTCTCACTACGATAGTCTCGTTGTTGGTGCTCTCAAGTCGATTAAAACCGATTTCAAGAACGAGGTTATTAAAGACGGACCTCCATGCCTACAAATACTAACTGAACAGGGTGTTTCTGACGGATCACGTAATAACGCTCTGTTCAATGTAGGCGTTTATTATCGTAAAGCTGATCCTGATAATTACAAGGAATTAGTCGAAGAATACAACAGAAACTATATTGAGCCCCCATTAAAGTCTGATGAAGTTTTGATAGTGATAAAACAAGTAAGTCAAAGCGATAACAATGGCGCACCGAAATATATGTATCGTTGTTCTCAACCTCCTATTGAGTCTTTATGTAATAAGAGACTTTGTAAAAAAAGAAAATTTGGTATTGGAAGTGAAGGTGATAGAGATCATCCAGTTTATTCCGATTTAAAAGTATATAAGTCAGATCCTCCTCGTTATTTTTTAAATGTCGATGACAGAAGAATAGAGATAGCTAATACAGAAGATTTGATGACACATAAAAAGATTATTCAAGCTTGTCTTGAACAGCTTAATAAAGGCATCATGAATATGAGTTCAGCAGAATGGAATCAAACATACAGTGATTTATTTGAGTCTATTTCTATTGATCATCCACCTGAAGAAGTAACAAAGAAGGGTGAGTTTAAAGAATTGTTAGAAGAGTTTTGTTTACATCAAGGCGAGGCTCTAACAATAGCAGATATATTTTTAGGTAAATCTTACACTGAAGAAGGATTTACTTATTTTGCTCTCAAAGACTTAATGGATCATTTAAAAAGAAATGATTTTAAAGAGTCAAGACCTTGGGTAACAATGAGACTAAAAGAAGAATATAATGCTGACGACACTATCAGGAGTGTTAAGAACACAAGAATGAGACTATGGAAAATAAAGCAATTAAACATAGAAGATGTAGAGTTAGATGTTCCTGATATGAAAAAAGAAAATATAGAGGAGGAAATACCGTTTTGAAAAAACTAAAATCACAAGTACAAACTGATAACATTACTAATGAGATCAGTAGAATGTTTGACTATCAATTTGATGGTCAAACAGAGTTTACTCTACCAGAGTTTCAAAAACCAAAAGAAGGATTTAATATTGGTTTAATTGTTGGAGCTTCAGGAAGTGGTAAATCAAGTTTGTTAAAAGAATATGGAGAAGAAGAAAATATTCAGTGGGACTCAAACAAAGCTGTTTGTTCTCACTTTGATACACCAGAAGAAGCGCAAGAAAGATTATCTTCTGTTGGATTTAATTCTATTCCTTCTTGGATGAGACCTTATCACGTTTTAAGTACAGGAGAAAGATTTCGATCTGATTTAGCTAGGAGAGTAAAAGATAATGCAGTTATTGATGAATTCACTAGTGTGGTGGATCGTAATGTAGCGAAGTCTTGTTCTAATGCTTTGCAAAAATTTATTCGAAATAAAGATATTAAAAATGTTGTCTTTGCGTCATGTCACTATGATATCATTGACTGGTTACAACCTGACTGGGTGTTTGATACAAACTCTAGTAAGGTGGTATCACGGGGGTCTCTTAGGCGACCCAAGATTGTTTTGGAAGTCGTTCCTTGTTCCCACAAAATTTGGTCATACTTCGCTGAGCATCACTATCTCACAGGAAACATCAGTACAGCTACACGATGTTGGGTTGCCACATGGAACGGAACCCCAGTCGGATTTTCATCAGTTATCTTTTTTCCCTCAGGAACAATCAAAGAAAAAGCGTGGAGGGAACACAGGACAGTGATACTTCCTGATTTTCAAGGATTAGGCTTAGGCGTTCGTTTGTCTGAGGCAGTGGCAAAACAATTCACGGTCCTCGGTCATCGCTTCTTTTCTAAAACAGCTCATCCTCGTTTCGGTGAATATCGAGAAGCTCATCCTGAAAAATGGAGACCAACAACTCATAATAAACAAAATAGAAAAGACGATTATGAAAAAGAATTAAATAGAATAGCTACAGGAAAAAAGACTTCTAATTTTGGTGGTTATAGTCAAGAATTAAGAGAAAAACATAAAGAAAGGGTTTGCTACGCACATGAGTTTATTGGATAAGAAAACTCCTACTGTTGTTATTGGTCCTCCAGGGACAGGTAAGACAACTTTTATTTTAGATAAAATAGAAGAATATTTATCTAATGAAATAAACATAGATGAGATAGCTTTTTTTTCTTTTTCTAATAAAGCAGTTGATGAGGCTAAACAAAGAGCCTCTCAAAAATTTAAAGTACCATTAAATCAGTTAGAAAATTTTAGTACCTTACACTCTTTCGCATTAAGGCAAATGGGTCTTACGAGAGAGCACATACTAAGTAATAATGATTGGAGGAATATATCAAATGAACTTAGGATTAATATTAACGTTAATAATGATGATGACATATTTTTCAACAACTATGACGACAAATATGTTGATCTTATAGAAAAAGCAAAAAGAAGAGACATACCTTTACGTGATTGTTGGGCCATGTTTGCAAAAGATATTATTTGGCACAAACTAGAGTACATAGATAAGGGATTAAGAGACTACAAAAACTTTGGTTATGAAAAATTTACAAATGGAACTAATGGGTATTTAGTTAAGGACCAAGGACCAAAAGTAGATTTTACTGACTTAATTACTAACTATGTTAATGGAAGCTTTTATAAGGCTTTTAAAGTTGTTTTCTTTGATGAGTCTCAAGATATGTCTACGATACAGTGGAAAATGGCAGAAAAAATATGGAGAAACTCAGAAAAAAGTTACCTCGCCATGGACCCTAATCAGGCTATTTATACTTGGGCAGATGCAGACGTATCAAAAGCAATACAAGTTAAAGATGAAGCTAAAAATATAATTGTTTTGGATAAATCAAAAAGAGTTCCAAGAAAAGTCTGGGAAATTGTTAATCGTGTTGAAGAACAGATCATAGGTTATGATGATATTAAATGGTCTCCTGCTAACAGAGATGGATCTGTTGAGTTTATTAGAGGCATGTATCACTTAGATATGAACCAAGGTTCATGGTTAATAATGGGTAGAACAAGAACTATTCGTGATGACATGGAAGAAGTCATGAGAAAGAAAAATATATTTTTTAGAGTTAAATTAAAAGACAGTAAATACAGATATTCTATTGGAAGTAAGGAAAGAAATGCTATTCTTACTTGGAAAGATTTGATGAGAAATGAAAACAATAAAGTTCCTATAAGGCTGATCGAAAATTTATACAAGTGTTTAGGAAAAGAATACGTAGTTCGTGGTAATAAAAAACTTATCGCAGAACAAAGAAAAGCTTTTCCTGATAAGAAATTATCTTTTAAAGATCTGAAAGATGATTTTGGATTAACAGTTGACTTTGAAACGCCTTGGACAGAAGTAATGACAACAATTAATACAGAAACAAAAGCGTATTTAGAAAACTTAGAAACAAGAGGTGAAGACTTAGCCTTAGAACCAAGAGTAACATTATCTACTATTCATCAACAAAAAGGTGGTGAAGCAGACAATGTTATTGTTTCATTAGATATAGGAAAAATGGCATACGAAGAATATCGTATTAATCCGATTAGCGAACATAGATTATTTTATGTTGCTTTTTCTAGAGCTAAAGAAAACTTATTTATAATAACGCCACAATCGCGGGAGGCATATAGAATATGAGTAAACAAATAGGGATGTTTAAACCGAAATCCGAGTGGGTTCCACCTATGGATTTTCCAAATATCAAAGACGCAGATAAAATTGCAATAGATTTAGAGACTAAGGATCCAAACATTATAGAGAAGGGCCCAGGTTGGGCTACTAATGACGGAGAAATAATTGGTGTTGCTATAGCTGTAGACGGTTGGAAGGGGTACTATCCTATTCGACATGAGACAGGATTTAATCACGATCCACGAGTCGTGTTTGACTGGCTAAATGAAATGCTTTCAGGCGAAGGAGAAAAGATAGCTCATAACGCTACCTATGACTTTGGTTGGTTAGAAGCTGAAGGAGTCAAATGGAATGGTCGTATCATTGATACAATGATTGCTGCTCCATTAATTAATGAAAACAAATTTAGTTATTCTTTAAATGCAGTATCAAAAGAGTATTTAGCTGAAAGTAAAAACGAATTTCTTTTAAATGAAACAGCAGCACAATGGGGTGTTAATCCTAAAAGCGAAATGTTTAAAATACCTTCTCAATATGTAGGAGAATATGCTGAACAAGATGCAGTGCTATCTTTAAAACTTTGGGATAGATTAAAACCTGAAATAGTTCAACAAGATCTTGAAACAGTTTTTGATTTAGAAACTGACCTTATACCTATTCTTATGAAGATGAGAAAAAAAGGCGTAAGAGTTGATTTAGAACAATTAAAGAAAGCTGAAAAAACTTTTATTAGAAAAGAAAACGATTTAATGAAATTTATTTTCGATAAGACAGAGCTCAAATGTGATATATGGGCTGCTCGTTCTATTGCCACTGTTTTTGATCAATGTAAGATTGAATATCCTAAAACAGATAAAGGTAATCCTAGTTTTACAAAAAGCTTTTTAGAGTTTCATCCTCATCCTGTACCCAAGGCAATTGTTCAGGCCAGAAATTTCAACAAGGCACGGACCACGTTCCTTCATACGATAGAAAAATATCAACATAATGGAAGAATACATGCAAATATTAATCAGCTACGAACAGAAAATGGTGGTACGTTGACAGGTCGATTTAGTTATTCTAACCCTAATCTTCAACAAATTCCTGCGAAAGACGATGCTCAATCAGATATTAAAATCGGTTCTTTAGTTCGAGGATTGTTTTTGCCTGAAGAAGGAGAGAAGTGGGGTTCTTTTGACTACTCTCAACAAGAGCCACGACTCGTTAGTCACTATGCAAATATCGTGAAACTAGAGGGTGCTGAAAAAATTGTGAAAGCTTATAACGAAAATAAAGAAACAGATTTTCATACAATCATGGCTGAAATAGGAAACATACCTCGTAAGAGCGCTAAAACAATAAATTTAGGACTATTTTATGGTATGGGTGTAGGAAAATTATCTGATCAATTAGGTATTGATCCTGAGGAAGGCAAGTCTTTGATTAAACAATATAATGAGAGAGTCCCTTTTGTTCGACAGTTAGCTAATGCAGTATCTGATCATGCGAATAAAAAAGGTGCAGTGAAGACTTTCTTAGGTCGAAGATGTCGTTTTGAATTATGGGAGCCAAAAGCATTTGGTTCTTACAAGGCTTATCCTTTGGATAGAGCTAAAGAAGAGTATGGTGAATATACTCCTTTGAAAAGATCAGGGACGTATAAAGCTTTAAATAGGTTGATACAAGGGTCAGCGGCTGATCAAACAAAAAAAGCCATGATTGATTTAGATAAAGAAGGTATCAATCCTATGATTCAAATTCACGATGAACTAGCCATTAGTCTTAATGGCGATCCTGAAGTGGAGAAAAAAGTTATCGATATTATGGAAAACACGATTGAAATGAGTGTTCCTTCCAAGGTCGATGTAGCAATAGGAAACAATTGGGGAGAAGCAAAATGAGAATAATGTATCAAAACGGAGAACTTAAACTTAGCTTAACAAAACAAGAAATAAAACACATTGTAGACAACACAGGTAGTCCAGTGACTATGGATATTAAAATGTTGAAAGTGTTACATGAGGATATATCTGATTGTGTCAAAGCACACTGGTCTAATATAGAAGTGTGGGAAGCCATAGAAGAACACCTAGCGTCTCAAAAAAGCATAAGTAAAAAAGAAGAATAAGTATTATATTCTCCTCGAAATAAACCAAGGAGATAATAATGTTTAACTTAACCAACAAAGCAAAAGATCATTTCTTAAACTTGTTTAAGCAAGAAGATAAAGATGAATCCATCAAAGAATTCTGCCAAGCAGAGTACAAAAAAGATTGGTATGCAGCGTATAGATTTTACAAAGAAGAAGGTCAGTTCCCTAATTTTATTAGAAGAACTCTTTAAGTATTAGCTACTATTTCAGCTAGATGTTCACATCTGTTGGTGGTTTGCTTATGCCACCTAGAATCTTTCATTTCATCCGAAGCTTCTTTCCACTTCTTGTTTCTCATGTTTTTCCACATCTTGGAGAAATTTCGGACACCTTGAGTTCCTAGTTGAAAAACCATTTCCACAATAACGTGTTCTATATGAACAGGTAAATCGTGACCAATACATTCCTCAATTAAAGCATCAGCTCCCGCTGCTGCTCTGTTTAAATCTAAATCAAATAGTTCATCTATTTCTTCTCTAGAAATTTTTTTTCCTTCAGGAAATCTTTCTCTTTCATGTGGTTTAATAAGGTGCCCAATTCCTATTGTGGCTTTTCCTAAACTGTCCAAATATACGTGGTCAACAATTCCTTCCGCAGAAGTGACTCTAGCTCTTAATTCATCTGTAATTTCAATCATGATGCACCTATACCCCAATGTTCTTCATGAGGATCTTTTTCTACCTTTCGTTTAAATATATTTATAATAAATTGAATTAATTTCATTTATTTAAGTTTATAACCTAAACCAGCGTATTTGTCTACATTTCCACCATCTTTAAATGTGAAATTTAGTCCACCCTGTACTCCTTCAGGTGTAGCAGAAAGATTGTAATTAACAGGAGTTTGGTTAAACATAAATTGATCCGAGTAGCCTATTCTATTTGGATTTAATGGGTCAAATTGAATTCTATTTAAGTTATATTTGTTAGCTAGATTTTGTAAATTCTGTAAATTACCAATCACATTTTGACCTATATTGCTTGCCATAACACCTTCCATATTCATATCACTTACTCTTATTGGTTTATATGCTGTTCTATCTGATAAAAAAGGATAAGCATTTTCTTCATCTGACATTTGACTAGGAAGATTTTCCAAAGGTTCTACTAAAATATCATTTCTAGGAGTTAAGTCCTTAAAAGGTTCTTCTGTAGTAGTAAAAATTGTACTGCCACCACCTGTTGTTACGGTGGGCTCTCCTGAGAGATTTTTTCTTAAATTATCATACACACCTTTCACAGACTCTATTCCTTGTGTAGTTCCACTTTTAACTCTGCTAAAAAGATCAGATAAAACAGATCCGATAGCTCCACCTCTAGCTGCAAAATCACCAAAACCCTGTGCTATGTTACCTAAACCAAATCCTATATCTCCCATAACTTCTCTGTTTGTAGGTCCATATTTGTTAGCTGTTTGCATTTGAAAATCACGTAAACTCATAGGAGCATTAGCTCCAAGGTTTCTTGTAAACCTACCAAAACCCTCAGGTCCTTGGGTAACTTCTTTAATTGGATTTAAAAAGTCTTTTTTAAATTGATTAACTAAATCTGCTTGTTTTTGTCTTCTTTCTAAACGATCATCAGTAATATCTTTTCTACCTCCAAAATAATCTTCTCTAGTTTTATTAAGACTCTCTCTTCTTTGTATTGCTTTATCTAATTCTTTTGATATTGCTCTGACATCTCTTGATTTCCCTGTGGAAGATGTACCAGGAGAGATAGGTCCACTAGTTTTTGTTTTCATACGTATAGGAGCCATTATGCTACCACCTGTGGTTTTTTAAACTTTTTAGATTCATAGAGATCCACGATACCACCCTCTGCTGCATTGAACAAAGGTAATCCAACAGATTCTAAGCTAGCCATAGTTTGTGGATTTATTCCACCAATAGAAGCTATATCCATTTGAGGAATCTCAATAGGAGCAATAACATCGACTCCTGTATCTCCTCTGCTAACCTGAGGTTCTGAAAAGGTGACTGTGCCTCCACTTGGTAAAGTATCTTCTGTGCTTTCTTCTATATTATTAAGTTCATCTAAGAATATGTTTGAGTCTCCTTGAAAGATATCGACTTCTTTAATTATTTGATCTAATTGATCAGTCTTACTTGGATCTTTTTCGAATAACTGAATATTGTCTAATAAAGTATCTATTTTATTTTGTGCATCTTCTAATACATCTGGATTAAAACTAGGATCTAAAGCTTGTAATTCCGTGTTAATAGCAGAGTCCTTCCCTCTTTGTTCTAAATCTGCTGATAATGCCCTAAAAAATTGTACGTATGCGGTCTTTCTTTGTATAGCAGGTAAAGTTGAGTCAAACCCTTGAATAGCAAATTTTAATGTTTCAGGACTTGTTAAAAAATTAGAAAAGCTTCTAACACCTATAAGAGATCCTACAACTCCTAAAGGACCACCAAGAACTACTTTAGCAATTCTAGCAAATGGGTTGTTAGTAATGGCTCTTGCTCCACCCATACCACCAATAGCGATACTTCTTCTCAAGAAAGTTCCTGTTGCTGGTATATTAATATTTTGTTGTCTCGTTAACATCTCAATTAAATCACCAACATAATTACTAGGTAATCTTTGAGATTTAGGAAGGGACTCGTTTACCAAATCTACCAATTGATTAAAAGCCTTACCTTTTACCTTACCTCCTGAGCCATCCAATCCTAGTTTCTTTAACAATGTTCCTGTGTCTAAGACATCCATTCCTGATTCTTTAATGTTTTTTGTTGAAGCAGCAAAAGCGTCATCAAACCAAGTTCTTACTAATTCGCCTGCTAATTTTCTATCACCACCAGTTATTCGAACTAAATCATCAACTGCTGAAGGAGACATTCTTCGAAGTAAAGGAGCAACTAAATCATCAACATATTTTTTTGACTCTCCTTTAAATTTACCACTCAAAGCAGTAAAAATATCATCTACTTTTTCAATTTCTCCAGCCACCACTCTTTCAAAAGGTTCTCTAGCTGTCGTGTATATTTGTCTGAAATCTTGAATTTGTTGTATGTAATTTTTGACTATAACTTGATCTTCTTTTGAAAACTTAGCTAAGAAATCATCAGCATTAGCGTTATCTAACAATTTTCTCATTTCATCAAATGACTGACCTAATTTTTGTTTTGAAGTTCCTGGTTTTCCTCTAGAAGTTTTGACTGCATTTTCTAATTGCTCCATTACAGCTTTCCAACCTGTGTAATTTATTCTAGCGTTTTCAGGATATATTTTTAAAAATCTTTTAGCAAAATTATAAAACTCACTGTAGCCTGGGTCAGTTGTTGTAGACACATTTTTACCATATGTTTTTTCAAAATCATCAACGTACTCTGTTAAAAAATTTCTCATATTATTAACAGGAATAACTTTTCCGTTATTAGGGACTAATTTTTCTGTTTTGACTATTTCATCACTAATTCTACCCATGGTTTTTTTAAAAGTACCGTAGGCTTTGTTTGATTGTTCAAAAATTTTTCTTGCAAGAGTATCGTCATCCAATCCTTTACCCATTTTATTAGAAAAGTCTCCTAACAAATCAAAGAGTTTGGCTGATCTTTCTGCTGTTGCACCTTTTAACTTAGTTCCTAAAAATGGAATCTGAGCAAAACCCATTCTAGCAACATTTATGAATTTACCTGTTAAGGTTTTATTATCCAAATCTCCTATAGTAAAAGCTAGTTTATCTCCTAAATATTCTTTTGATTTTTGAAAAGCTTCTTTAAGATTTTTATCTTTTAATACACCACTAGATAAGGAAACTCTAAAAGCTTGAATAGCAGCCTCAGCCATAGGACCTACTGCAGCCCAAGTTAAACCTGTTTTAATATCTTCAGGCAACACTTCTAATTGCTCCCAAAGACTCATTTCTTCCCCTGTAGATTGACTTTGTATTATATCAAAAGCTTGAGCACCTGCCGTGGATCCTAAAGCATCATACAGAATTAAAGATAGTATTTTACCTGGGACACTAGGGACATAAGGAAGAGCTCTTAACGTTAAGGCTTTGGTTCCTACTGCTAAACCTGAGATACCACCTACAGCTTCAAATGTTTCTCTATTTAGTCCATACTTTTCCATACCTTCTCTTTGTGAAAAAATCTTCTCTAAGCTCTTAGGATCTAATAATCCTCCTTCATAGGCTTCAGGATCTTGAAGAGCTATATTTGGTTTTGTTAATGATCTTAATAATTCTGAAAAAATATTAGGAGTCTTTGTTGTTTCAAACTCTTGTAACTCTTCTATTCTTTCATCTCTTTTCTTTTGAAGATCGTCTAGCTCTTCTAAAAAAACATTTTTATCGACCATTTTATCGACCTGACTGCTGTTTAAGTTTTTCTAATAAAGAATCTAATATTTGTGACTCAGACTCAGGCATTTGCTCTATTGCACTTAAAGCTTGTTTTACTAAATCATCATCTTTTGTTAAATTAAACTGTTGTAAAATTTGATCTATTTTAGATCCATAAGAAATTTTTCCTCTTCCAATGGCTTCTCTCATCATATTAGCTCCGTCTCTTACATCTGATAAAATACCTTTTAAGGTATTAATTGCTCTGGTAGCATCACTAAATCCTGAAATGTTTAACTTACCTCTTTGATCAGCAATTCTATTCATCGCTGGAATACGAGTGGAAGAAATATCTTTTTGAAAGTTTATAAGTTTTTCAGGTATCAATTGTTCTAGAGTTGATAATCTTTGAATAGATGGATCAGATAAAAATTCAGTAACACGTGAGGGAATAGGAGTTGTTCCACCAAATACCTCAAACAGTTGATTTATAGGTAAAACTCCTTTTTGTGCTACCTGTATCGCATCACCCACTAAACCTGCTAGTTTAGGATTGGTTTCAATCAATCCAATAGACTCTTCTAATAAATCTTCTAATTCTTGACTTAAAATAATTCTGTTTTGATATTTGGTAATTGTGTTCTTGTCTTTAATAAGTTCCATACCACCTTTACCAGATTGTTGTTCAAAAGGAACGCCCATATCTCCACTTTCAATACCTTCCATGGCTTCCTCATAAGTTAAACTTCCACCACTTTTTTCACCACTTTGAGTGCTTCCTGTTGATCTTTTTACTATTTCACCACCGTCTTTATTTCCCTCTACAGATGTGGTTGTAAAAGTTTGTTCAACTAAAGGCTGTTGCGCTGTAGCTGAAACAGGGACAAATCCACCATCTAATAAGTCTGCTATTTTTCTAGCATCTCTTACTTGGTCTAAAACGATGACCCTACCTGAGTTTGGGTCTCTAAGATACGTTGGTTTTTCCATGCCCTTTGACTGTTCAAAAAGCATTTTTAATTGATTCTCTAACCCTAGTTTAGCTAGATTAAATTCTCTCTCCGACATTGAAGCTTTTTTGGATAATAAAGATTTATAAGCTTGCATTGCAATTGCCTTATCTTGAGCTTTCACTGCTCCTGTTATTTTATAAATATCTCCTGCTGTTTGTTTTAAAACTTCATTGATATCTGCTCCAGTGGCAATATCTAAACCTCTTTGAATTCCTGTCAAAGCTAAAGCTCTTTTTGCCTCTTCTTTACCGTCTCCTGTAACTTGTCTTAATAAATTAATTTCATTTTGAAGAGTTTCTGCATCCATTTTTACTGGAGTAATATATTCTTTCATAAAATCAGAAATTAAAGCACTAGACATATCAGTGTAACTAGGAGTAGGAGCAGAAGTAGTATTCATTGTTCTTGGAAGAAAACTAGGATCACCTTGAAGACTAGTAGAAGGTATGTTTCTATAATTAAAAGGTGCATCAACAATTAACCCTGTGTTAGCTCTTACAATTCCCATATTTTGTGGATTAGCTAATTGATCAGAAGCCATTGGCATCGGTCCTTGGGCCATCATTTCTTGTCCTTGAGGAGCGTTAGCAATACCTTGCTGTTTTTGTTCTTGTAATTCAAACACTGGTTGCACTAAAGCTAGAACAGATAAAGGAGTGTCAGTAGCATCCTTTTCACCAACAACGCCTGCTAGTTCTTGAACTCTACCATCCATAGGAACTTCATCACCACGAATCTCATTCATTAATTCAACATATTGATCAGGAGAAACCTTAGCGATACCTTCTTGAGACGGATCACGGTTCTCGGTCATCGGTTCTTCTTGATCTAATCCATCAGCAATGCCAACAGCATCAGAGTTCATTTCACCACCCTCAGCTTTGCCAAATATAATTCTTCCTTTAATAGTTTTTAAATAGTCGTCTTGTTGATCACTACCCATATTCATAAATGCACCAAGGTCAAAATCAGTAGACCCTGTTATCATTTCAAAAACTGTGTTTAATAATTGAGGATTAGTCATCGCATCATCAAGATTAATTTTATAAGACTTGTCAGGAACTTCTCTATTTAAACTTGAATTATCAATAACTCCTAATTTATCTAAAATATTAAATTGTAAAAAAGAAGGAACAGTCATTTCACCTGTATCAGGAGACCCTGTTTGTCTCATTGCTATAGGACTAGATTGAACTTGTTGTTCAGACATAAATTTTTGATATAGCTGACCTATGATTTGGTCTCTATTAGGGTTTTGCATTAAAGATTGTAATTGTTCAGGAGACAAGGTTGTTTGTAAATATTGCATAAAAGCTTGTTCACCACCCATGGGGCTTCCCTGTTGCCTAAACAAAGGTCGTTGCATAACTTGATTCATCATTAAAACAATCCTCCACTTTGTAATCCACCTAAAGCGCTGAGACCTGCAATACCATAACCTGCAATTTGTTGAAGAGGAGAGACTGAAGAACCTGTGGGAGCAGTCGATGTTTGAATTGTTTGTTGTGATGTTGGTGCTCCCTGATAAATATCAGATAAGAAACCTACTCTTTTATACGGTTCATACATTTGTTGTAATTGATTTTGTCTTTGAGCCTCTAACTCTGATTGAGTTTGTTGTTGCCCTAAAGAACCCAACCCTAATAAAGTGTTAATATCTTGGCCACCTAATTGTTGTCCTGTTGCTCCTAATTGAGCTTGTTGTCCTGCAAATGTTCCATACTGAGGAGCGAGTGCACCAAGACCTGCTGCTGAACTTTGTTGTCTTTGACCTAATTGTTGTTGTGCATTTAAAAATGCTTGAGCTTGAGCTTGAGCTAGCGCTGACGCACGATTACGCTCTAATTCTGCTTGTGCAACTCCTTCTCTTCCACCTCCAAAGGCACCTGCTTGAATTGCTTGTGCTGCTTGACCTTGTTGAGCTATGTTATATGCACGATTAATTTCATCTTGAATTGATTGTTGATAAGGATTCATAAAAGGTTGAATCTGTTCCATAGTTGGAGCTGTACCAATATCTGTGTAAGCTTGTGCTGCTTGACCTAATGTTCCAAGGCCCGCGGCCTGTGATTGAAGAGCAGAGGTTAAAAAAGGTTGATAACCACCTATACCTTGTTGGCCTAATTGAATAGCTTGTAATTGTTCAGGAGTTAATCCTGCTATTTGTTGCTCAGGTAATGTTAAAGGCTTGTCTGCTAAGGATTTAGCAGTATCTAAAAGTCCTAGTTTCCTAGCTTCTATTTCAGGTGCTTCTCTTACTATTTGTTCTGTTGTTGCCATTATGCCATACCTATACTTTGCTGTGATAGACTACCACCGTTTTCTAAACTTTTCATCATTTTATACATGTTTTTTGCTCCCACTTTTCGCGATCCACCACCCGCGTTTCTCACAGCTCGAGCAGTCATTACAAACTCACCATCACTTAACATCGCAGGAATATCATCAGAAGTTCCTGTCCCAGGGCCTGCAATTTCACCGATACGCTTTGGATGCTCTTTTACTTTACCATCAGGATGTTTTATTTGTTGACCACTTCCAGATGCAAAACCTGTTATTTCACCACCCATGGCAGCATATACGGTCGGATCATATCCTTGAGGACCTGTTATATCTCCCAATTGATATTGAGCATAATTAGGAGTGTATAAATCCTCTCGAACATATTCCTCTTCTTCTTCTTGTTCTTCTTGTTTTGAACCTAATAATTGTTCAGCCAGAGGTAATGCAGATAGTCCAGCATATGCTGAAGGACCATATTGATACATGAAACTTGATTCTTTAGGAATTCCTAAACCTACAATATCTTCATCAGTTAAATCTATTCCTGATACTTTTCCTAATAATTTAGCTTTTTTAAACTCAGGATTAACTGCTCTTGCAGTAGGATTAAGCTGTTGATTTAATTTTTCTGTTGCTTTTCCAAAAAAACCTTTTTCAGTTTCACCAAAACTTGGTTGATTTACTCCACCTGGTTGATTAGGTATCGGTAAATCTTTTCCTGTTACACCACTCATGAATCTTTCACCAACGTTTCCTGGTTTATTGCTCAGAGCTCCTTGAATACCTGAAGTTGCTACTTGAAGAGCTAAATTTTTTGCTATGTCAGCAGGCTTTTTTCCTGCTAATCCTTGAATACCTGCACCTAATAAATATTGACCTGGCTTACTTGCAAGAAAGGAACCAAGGGAACCACCGACTAAACTTCCAATACCTGGAGCAATAAAAGGTAAAACATAAGGTGCAATAGGAGCTACAGCTTTAGCAACACCTGTAACTGTATCTTTAACATTTTGAAAAAAATCACCAACAAGAGAACCAAGACCTAGTTCATAAACCTGTGCATACTCTTTTTGATTCATTTTTCACCTTTATTTTTTATTTGATGCACCCAAACTAGCAAGTCGTGGTGCGAAAATTGTTACATCTCTTTGAATATGCTCTTCTGCAGTATCTGTATCTGGATTTTCAACGTCTGCAGTGCACGCTTCTTCTGATTCGTAAGTTTCACTAGTATTTTTATTTGTAAGAACTGTTTCTGTTTTACAACTGTAAACAGGAACCTGTTGACCATTAACTTCTTTGTGTCCTAAAAGCTTTGGTTCTTCTACTATTTTATTCATATTAACCTTTATTTGTACTATTGTTGGTCTTTCATTTCAAGCACAGAAACCTTAATTACAAGGTCATTAGCTGCACTTGATGTTACTTTTAAACTGTCGCCACCTTCAAAAACAAAGGTGCCATTAATAATCTTTGTACCTTGATGTTGCACAGCTACATTATTGATCTCAAAATCAGTGCTTCCGTTATTATAAGTTAATACTGCATTGAGTGTTCCAGATCCTGAATCATTATGTAAAACAATGGTTTTAACCATAAAGGTAGTCACAGGAATGGGTGGTGTCGCTGCCACATCAGCTAAAGGAACTGTAAATAAAGTATTAGCTACTGTATTTGTAGGACTGAGAGCAAAGGTTCTAAAGCGATCAGGCATCAGTTGTACCTCCTGTTGCAAAGAATGTAGTTCTTCTATTCACTTCGTCTTTATTATCTTGTTGATAGGATGAGTTTAATTGTAAAACAATCTGTTCTAGTTGTCGTACCATTTCAGCGAAAGCTCTTGGATTATATTCTTCTGGTGGATCAGGAAATCTAGTTTGAGGTATTTTAGCCATTATCGTCCTCCATCAGGTTCTGCATCTATATGATACGTTCCTACTTTAAAGTTACCACCTGCAGTATTACTTTCTATTCTAAAATTAGCTTGTCTACCTCTACCTCTCATATCTTTTTTTGTATCTGTTGTTGCTACTGTCAAAGCTGTTTGACTAACAACATTTCCATAAGGATAGTCTTTAAAACTAAATGTTACAGTTAAATTACCTAATTGATCTCTAAAGTCAGGAACAAATCTAGAAATTCTCATAGGGTTTTCTCCAGACTGATCAATGGTAAAATCTCCTGTTTGAATAAAAGATTGCATAGCAGAACCATCATCATCTGTGCCAAACTCTTGTTCATAATAATTGGAAGCACCATTCGATAAACCAATCACGGTGGGTGTTGTATTAGTAGCAGTATTTGTTAAATATTCTGTTGCTAAAGGAAACTGAAAGACACCACGATCAACCCACGATGTTCTATTGAGTGTACCTATAGACCAAGTTTGTTCTAAGTAATTATACACAACACAACGATTTACTTGTGGTTGTGCAATGTTATCAGGATTGGTTACATAGAACCAAATAATTTCTGCAAACTCTGTATTCACACCAGCAAAGATTTGATCTGATTGTGTTAAATCTAAATTTTCAAAAACAAAATCATCAACACTACAAGGTAGTTTTTTCACGGTAGAGTGTTGTCCCAATAGTCCACAGTTACGACCTAATTGATTTAATCCAAAGGTAAAGGGTGGACCAATAAATTGTAAGCCATGTAGTGATGTATCTGTCCATACTAATATTTGACCACGAGCTTTGTCTGCTCCTACAATACTAGAACCATCTTGTATTCGCAGTGATCCTGCCGTGTTTTCTGCAGCAGGTTGATATGTATTAATATCTTCTTGTGATGAAAAACGTAAAAGCAAAGGATCTTGTGAGGAACCTGTGCCTACAGTTTTTTCTGTACCAAATAAAATTAAATGTCTATCGGGTGTAGACACTAAAGAAAACTTCGAAGTTGTTGGTGCATTTGTGACTAAACTTGCTTTACCTGTCAATCCGTCCGTAGTGGGTGACCATTGAAACGTTGACCCATTTAATGCAGTTGCAATTAATAGTTCACCAAAATTATCTAAGGACCAATCTCGACCATCTAATGTTACAGAAGATGTTGAACGAGCGGTGCCCCATGTTTCTGTATTCCAAGTTGATGTACCCCAACCATAACCAAAAGTAGAAAAGGGTGGAGCAATACTAATATCAAAAACTGCAGTAGCAGTTCCATTATTTGTAGTGGTTCCTGTGGAT